TCGTAGTCTTCGCTCAGGCGCACCACCACCAGCCGGTCGCGGGGCGACACGTACACCATCTGCCCATGGATGCCCAAGGCGGTGTAGAGTAGCGCGCCGTTTGAATTGATCCAGCGCGACGTTTAATTTGATCCGGGATTTTCACACGGATCTGACGCAACTTTGATCCAGCATTAAAGTCGCTTCAGCGGGCCTTTGAAGGGGGCTTGTAGTTGCTGATCAGCACCTCGCCCACCTCCTTCTTCCCCGAGGTCTTGGCGCTCACGGTGTACCTGGTCTTTACCGACTCGATGTGGAACCCGTGGAAGGTCTCGCGCACGCCTGGTGTGTCGTTGAGGCTCAGCAGGAACTTGCCCTTGATGCCACCGAGCTGCTCAGCCAGGCGCTGAAAGTCTTCGCGGCTGAACACACCAGGACCATAGTCGCCCTCACAGCCCCAGTACGGCGGGTCCAGGTAGAACAGCGTGCCGGGCCGGTCGAAGCGCTCCACGATCTGGGCGTAGGGGCGGTTTTCGATGTAGACCCGCGACAGTCGCAGGTGCGCCTCACTGAGGTCTTCCTCAATCCGCAGCAGGTTGAGCCGTGACGGGGCGCTGGCGGCGATGCCAAAGGTCGGTTTGTCCATGCGAGCACCGAACGACGACTTGGCAAGGTAATAGAACCGCGCGGCCCGTTGGATGTCGGTGAGGGTGTCGGCGGGGGCCTGGAGGAACCTGTCGAACTCGTCTCGGGCAACCAGCATCCACCGGAACTGCGCACACAGCTCAGCCAGGTGGTGCTTCACACAGCGGTAGAGGTTGACCAGGTCGCGGTTGATGTCGTTGATGATCTCGACATCGCTCTCTGGCTTGCGAAAGAGCACCCAAGCAGCCCCGGCGAAGACCTCGACATAGGTCTCGTGGGCCGGGAAGCGCTGGATGATGGTGTCAGCCAGGCGGCTCTTGCCGCCCAGCCAGGCCAGTGGGCTCTTGCCCGAGGTCGCATGCGTCATGTTGATCTCCAGGTGGACATGACGCTCGGTGGCGCTCTGGTGTGGGGCTCTGGGCCCTCAGGTCGTTGACAGTGCGGCACCTGCCGCATTTGATCTGCAGCCGGGTGAACTCACCTACGGCCAGTTTTCGCCCGCAATGGGCGCATCGGACGGTTTCCACGGTCAGCCTCTACAATCCGCCCCGCCTGTCGACAGGTGTCAGGGCCCTGGTCTGAACCGCAGCGTGGTTGCGGGGAAGGGGGGGCGACGGTGTTAGCGCACCGACGTCCTCGCCCTGTCTTTTTTAGGTCGGGCGCGATGGCGCCGCTGGCAGCAATGCGATCACTTCTGCCACCGTGCTGGGCATTTGAGCGGTGCCAGCCATCACCGCAGCTTCGAGATCATCGAGCACGGTCCAGCACGCAGCCCAGTAGGCCTCGAATGCAGTGCCCTCGGCCGAGAACTTCGCGTTGCTTGACCCCTTCGCAGCCAGCAGCCTGGTGCTGTTTTGGTAGCGCCAGGAACGGGCCAGCTCGTCGAGCATCTCATCAACAGCAGCCCCGACCAGCCTTTGGAAAACCTCCGGCGTGACTGGGATTACCTTCTCCCGAGGTTGCCCGTCTGGCCCAGGCTCAATGGCTCCGCCATACGACAAAAGCCGAGAGTAGGTCGCAAATGGCACCTCGACGCAGTCCTGAGGCATTGATGCACCATGCTTGTCTGCAAAGTACCAGCCTGACGTGCTGGGCGAAAAAAGGGGCTTCGGTGTCGTGCTCATGATCACTTTCCAAATGCGAGATACCGGAAGTAGGCGTTTTGGTAGCTGCCAACCGTTCCGTCCTTTGCCCAGGCCCGGAACTGCGCCAGATTGCCGTCAACCGGACTGACGCCCAGAACAGGAATGCCTGCGCCGTAGTCGGTAGCTATGACCTGGTAACAGGCCTCCTCGAACGCAACGGGAAACGAGATCAATGTGCCAGTCGCACCAGCGGCAGCAAGGGCCAAGCCGCCACCGACCTGCAGCATATGTCCGCTTGAGAACTCGATGCACGCATTGATGTTCGGGCGGAATGGAGAGCCCGAGCCGTCCCCAAGCGTGCCAACAACCTTGACTCGCTCAACCGTGTTGAAAAGATTTCGCAGGGCAGTCAGAACGCGGTTGTAGGTGGCTGGGTTGTCTGGGTTGAACTGCATGCCAGTCACTCCGCCAGCTTGCAGGATGGCCATGAAGCTCCACAGGAGGGAGTTCAAATCCTTGTCGGTGACCTGAGTCGGAATGGCCTGGTTTTGGTCATGCATGCGTTGGCCTGTGCCGGGGTGCACGACATGTTGTGGGGAGAGGGTGAAGTCCATTGGCTCTACTCAAAGAACAGGTTGATGGAGAAGCGAGCTGGCACGATGCGCTCCAGCACACATGAAAGGCTTGCATCAGGAAGGTCGCGCTCGACCAATCGATCACCGACTCGGGCCAAACCTACTCGCATCGGTTCTGAGCTGGCCGAAACGACAACAAACAACTTGCCATCGAGATCGCCCAAAGTGGTCCCAACAGGCGCTCCTACTCTCATAGGCCAGTTGTATCTAGCCGAGACCTCGAAGCCCAGTCGCTCACACTCAGCCTCTATGACCTTGATCGCTGCAGGGCTCGAGTCCTCAAGCGGCAGATCAACACCGCGCAGCGTCCGTAGCAGCACTTTCCTTCGATCAGATTCGGATTGATCATTGCCCAAACACTTGTCAGGCAGGCCGCACGACTCCTCCCACTCAGCCAGGCGTGCCACGGTGGTGTGCGGCTGCCATTGGCGCACCATGGCGTGAACGTCGTCGGTGTGCTGCGCGAGCTGCTCGGCCTCGGACCTGATCAGGCGCATCCAGACCGATTCAGGGTGGCGCGGCCAGGCGAAGCCCTGGGGCATCAGGCCCTGCAGGGATTCGTAGAACTGGTCGGCGTTGATCTGCATGTCAGCTCACAAAAGAGACGGTGCCGAGCACGAGCAGGTGGGCAAACGTGTTGGCCTGGAAAACGCCACCCGTGGTCATGGCCGGGGATGTGAACTCGTGGTCGACCTCGCCTTTGACGCCGCTGATCACCTCGAACAGGTGGCTGTGCGGGATGCGGCCACCAGGCACGGATTCACGGAAGAACAGGTCGCGCAGGGCGGCATCAGCTGCAGCGCGGGTGTCGGCTGTGTCCACATCGAGGCGCAGCGACACGTTGATGACCTGGGCTGTCGGGATGATCACGAACAGCTCATCGGGTGGCCCACGGCGGGGGTCTGTGATGTAGTCGAATACCTGTGCCTGCTGGGCCGGGCTGGGCAAGCCGTAGGGCGGGCTGTCGTCGGCCATGATGATGACGCCTGCACTCGTGGGCCCTGCCGGGTTGCGCAGGCCCCAGGCCCGGGTGATGCCCGGCAGTGACAGCGCCCACCGCGCGTAGTCAGCGGGTGATCCGCCCATGGGCTGATAGGCCAGGCGCTGCTTGAGCCGGTAGATGGCTTGTTCGTCAGACTCGCGGTCTGCACCGCCCGCTGTGCCTGCGGCCACCGTGAATGTGGCGTTGATGCCTGGCACAGTACTCAAGCACCGCAGCGTGGCGCCTGCGGGCAGGTTGCCTTTGGCCCCGGCCTGCATGGCGATGATGCTGGCAACCACCGCACCAGAGGCCACGTCAACATCGGCCACCACCCTGAACTGCTGCCCGGTGGCCTCGTGAACGAGCAGCGTGCCAGCCTCCAGCGGTGTGCCGTTGACGCCTGTTCCGCTGGCCAGGCCAGACGCCAGGGCGGCCTCTTTGCGAGGCATGGAGTAGGTCTCCAGCCAGCCGTCCAGGAACAGGCCTGCAGACAGCCCAGGCACAGCCTGGCGGGCGATTAAATCCCGCAGGTAGCGATAGGCCCCATGCAGGCCTGCGCCCCGAATGAACGACAGCGCCTTGGTGTTGCTGCGGGCCAGCTCCAGATCCGTGGGCAGCACCTCGGCCGGGTCTGCGGCCTGGATCGCCATCGCGAGAGACTGCTGCAGCAGCCGCGCGGCGTTCTCGGTGGCTTGCTGAATGCTGGGTATGGGGGCGTTGATCGGGGTCATGTCAGGCTCCACGGCGCACGCTGGTGGCCCACAACACGTCGTACACCGGCAGCGCATTGCTGCCCTGCCAGATCTTGGGGCGCACGGCCAGGCGCTCGGAGTTGGTGCCGGGCACCCACAATGCGTCTACCTCCACGCGACTGGCGATGCCGTCATCCACCATCCAGGCCAGTGCCTCTTGGCATGCGAACTTGGCGCGTGCGGGCTTGTCTTCGGTGGCTTTGCCGTGGTGCAACAGCCAGAGGTGCGAGCCCCATGGCTGACGATCACCTACGAACTCGGCGCCCACCCAGCCCCGGCGATCAGACACACCAGCGGGCAAGACGTCGTCGGGCCCGGCGCGGCGATCAGTGAACAGGCTGAGCACGATGGCGGTTTGTAGCGTGGGCTCCAGCGCCAGCGCGAATGTCTGCAGCACCTCTGCGTAGGTGGTGGGCTGCCCGCTTGCCAGGCTGAAGCTGTGCCAAGGGTGGCTTGACGCTGGCAGCGGCGTCAGCAACTGCAGGTCAAACGGCGCGTAGCCGGTCTTGGTGGGTCGGGTGGCGAGATCAAACATGGCCCGATCAGTGTCGGGCTACAGGCCTCAAGCCGCCTGGGGAAACAGTTCCCCACCACCTGCTACGGGATGAACTTGGCGGTGCGGTCGCCGCCGTTGGCGACGTTGCCGTGGTCGTGGTCTTTGACGCTCTCGCCCGCCACGATCACATCAGTCTGCACGGTGGATGTGCCGGTTGTGAGCTGGTCGCCGGTCAGCGTCATGGTGGGCGTCTCGATGCTGACGCCTGCGCTGGCCACGATGTTGAGCTGATCACACTCCACGTCGACCACGCGGCCGTTGCGCAGCGTCACGCGGTGGCCATCTTTGTGCCACACGCACACCTCATGGGCGCCGAGCTGCGGGCGCTCGGCCAAGCGGTCCATGCGCAGGATGATGGTGTGCCCACCGACCTCGATGCGCAGGCCCTCGCCGTCCACCGGGTTGGCAGCAAAGCCGTAGTCCTGGAAGCGCTCGACCTGGTCACGGCCGTCCGCGTCAAACCCCTCAACGCGGGCTTTTTGCACCAGACCCTCAAACAAGCCTCGAATGCGCACGCGACGCAGCAGGTTCCAGCTCATTTGTGGGTCTCCAGCGTGGCGCCGTCTCGGCCTCGGCGGCGCTCTGCCTTGCGGTGGCGCGGCCGGGTCTTGAGCGGCACGGTGTCGTAGGCCTCTATCGGCCGTACCACCACCACGGTCACGGCACCGCGCTGCAGGTCCAGAGACAGGCGGGTTGAGCAGATCAGCCACTCGTCGCCATCCAGGCCAGCAACGTCATCAAACACCGGCACGCGGGCATTGATGGGCCAGGGCTTGCCGTTGACCAGCCAGCCCTCCAGCGTGTACTCAAAGCCCTGGCTGTGGCCCCGGCGCACGCGCACGGTGTGGTCTACCAGCGCCTGCAGGTCGGCTTGGCTGTTGTTGCCGTCTGAGGGCACCACCAGCGGGCTGAAGCGCTTGATCTCGGGGTCTTTGGCGGTGGCCTTGCGCTGACGGGCGTCGTCGAACGAGGCGTCCACGGCGCCCTGCCCATAGACGATGTACTCAGAGTGACGGCGCTCGTCAGTGCCGATGCCGCGCATGCGAATCACGTTCACGCCACGGCGGATCTCGCCAGGCGCTTGCACGGTGCCCGCTTTGGTCAGCACCAGGTTGCCCAGGCCATCGGGCACTGGCAGCACACCACGCAGCTTGCACGCTCGGGCGATCGCATCGAGGCGGCTTTCGCCGAACGACAGCTTGAAGTCGTCGATGGGCTTGCCGATGTCCACCACCGCCTTGACCTTGATGCCAAAGGGCTCGACAAGGTCGCGCACGATGCGGTCCAGCTTGGCCCCGCGCCACTGCCCCCCCTTGTGGATGGCCGTGCTGGTGACCAGGTCGCCTGTGCGATCGCGCCCGGCGATGTTGATGCCGCAGTCGCGCTCGTCGTAGAACGGCTCAGCGGCCATCACATAGCCGGTGATGACAACCTGGTCACCCACCAGCACCTGCACCTCTTGCTGACGGCGCACGATGGGCACCGAGCCCGGCACGAACGAGGTGGGGATGCTGAACGTGCCAGAGACGGATTCGATGCTGCGCGACACCTCGCTTTGCAGCCAGCCTGTCAGGCGCTGGCCGTCGACCAGGATCGACACCTGGGGCTGATCAGCCATGCTGCACCACGCGCACGGGCAGGCCCGCAGGCACCAGCAGCGGGTGCGTGATGTGCGGGTTGTTGCTCATGATCTCGTCGGCCCAGGCTGCGGTGCCGTACAGCAGGTAGCTGAGCTGCCAGATCGACATGCACACCTTGGGCACGTAGGCGGTCAGCCGGGCCCGGTCGGCACCGCGCACGGTCATATCAGACAGGCCCGTGGTGAGCAACTGCATGAGCCCGTCATGCACGGACGTGGCTGGCGTGGTCAGCGGGGCCGGGGCCGTGCTGGCGCGGGCCATGAGCGCGGTGCAGCTTTCGTACAGCCAGCGGCGGTGTGCCACCACCTGCTCATAGCCCGCCAGCTCGTCAGCGGCCACGGCCTCAACGAACGACGCCACGGCCATCGTGTCGACCAGGTTGTCGACAGCGGCAGACATGGCCGCGAGCTGGGCCCGCGCTTGCGTGTCAAGGCCCAGGGCTGATCCATCACCAGCGCCGTACATGGCCAGCACGCCTGGAGAGGCCATGCGCACGGTTTCAAAGTCGCTTTTACGCAGGCTTGAACCCAGCCCAAACACGCTTTGATACGCTGCCTGAAACGATGCTGCAGCGCCTTCAGCCAGCTCGGTGGGTAGAGCAAACAGATCACGCACAGACCCCGCCAGCGCGGCTGGGGTGGCGGCGAACTCGGTCAGACCGTCGCGCAACACCTGGTAGGTGCCGACGATCTGATCGGTGTACTCATTGATGCCAGCCGTCACGGTCTTGATACGCGACCAGACGCCATCGGTGGCCTGTTGGATGCGATCGACAACGCGCTCTTGAACCCATGCGGGCGCCGTGGCCAGGCTGAACTCAGACGCGAACTGGTCGACGGC